GAATGCGAGCTCGCCAGTACAGTGGCTGGTTGTCAAGGAGCATATCTGAGACACCGCACCCGACAGCAGGGGCTTCCTTGAGCTCACCCTGATGTAGGGTGAGTATCAGGGCTTGATTCTGCGGCAGCGTCTCACCGAGAGTAAGCCCCTCGATGATGCGCCCTTCCTCGTCGCGCACAAGGCGGATGCGAGGCTCGTAGTCGGCGGTAAGCGTGATGCCTATCATATCAATGTGTCACTTTAGTGTCTTCGTAGTCCTCTCTCCTCGTTAGGGTGAGCGGTTTACCTGCCCAGGAGGCAACGGCTGCCTTCAGCGACGCTCCGCCATCATTAGGCACGGGAGTCCAGCTTGAGAGTACCTGCTTGATGTCGTTGATCTCCCTCTCTAGTGTGTTGAGCTTATTCGTCAGCTCCTGGACCTTGATCAGCCCGCCGAGCTCACCACCGTTGATAATGACTTCCTCGGCTCTATCCATTGAAAGCACAACCAGGTGGTCAAGATCGCTCGTGAGCGATCCAACGATGACGACTGAGCCGACAGCGGGGCGCACAATAATCTGCGCTCCATCCACCTCAGTGGAAGCCCGTAGGCGCACGTCAGGAATGCTCAGCCCATCGATGGAAACCTCGCAGGTGATATCTGATAAGGCTGTGACAACCCCCTGGTAGAGGTTAGTTGCCTTGCCCCCTCCGATATTAGCGAGGAGCTCACGTAGCTCTCTGTATGGGTCCATTATTAGTTAAGTCTAAATCCAAGCTCGACCTTCCGCTTTCCGCCCGCCGAGCTGAACTCCGTCGTAACGGCGCGAACGAAGTAAGTACCCTCTTTATGTGGGTAGTCGGGATCGTGTATCTCTGCAGTGTCACCAGCCCGACACTCAGGGATGAGCCAGGTGTCGATGCTGCCGTCGTAGCCGTCGAAGGTGCGCCGTTTCAGTTCGGTCTCACCCCGCAGGCGCATACTCACTTCGTCAGAGGTAGGACACTTGACGGTGATCTTGTCTCCTCCAGGAGTACCGACATCAATCTCTCTCACCTTCCCATCAGGGAGGAGTGCCTTGACTGTTATCTGGTACTTCTTATCCTCCGCCTTGCGGTAGGTGAGGTCAGCGGACTCAACATTATAGGCGAAGTCATATAGGCGCTCTTGTCCGATGACCTCTCCTGGAGGGTGTAGATGGAGCACCCCGTCGCGCAGGTAGATGTCTGCTCCGCACTCCTCCTGCACCTTCTTTAGGACATCATAGGCGGTCGCCGACTTGATGATGAACTTATCGTACACCCAGGAGTAGGTGCATTTAACCTTGAGCGACAGTCCCATCTCTTTAATGATGCGTGACAACAGACTTGACAGACCAACCTTCTTCAACACAGCATCCTTGAGTGGCTTGCGGAAGAGGAAGAGGTCATCTTCGCAGGTCAGCGTCAAGTCACCGTTGTCAGTGGCAATGCGCTGCAGGTAGCCCGTGAACTCCTCGACGAGTCCCGTCTCCTCATAGCCTAGACGAATTGTGACAGCATCACCACGGTGGATCGCATCCTCAATGTCGAGCGCCTTGTTGTACTCGGCGGCAGGGAGCGTGATCTTAGCCGTGTCAGCGAGGAGCTCCACCGAGGAGTGTATCTCCACCTTATCGAGCATCGAGAGCTGGTAGCCACCTATCACAATGTCATAAATCATCGTGTACATAGCTGACTACTTGGTGAGGTCTCGACGAGTAAGCAGGAGTTTATAGGTATCGTCACTCACTGCCTGTAGAGAGAAGTTCTGATTGGCATCACCTGAGGTGTGCGGGAACTCCCATGACTCAAAGACGATGCGCGTAATACCGAAGAGCTCCAGAAGGGGGCAATAGGCGGAAACCTTGGCGGACTCAAGGTACTTTCGCAGGCGCTGCACATCCTCCTTTGGGTAGCGTCCATCGGATCCGATAAGCACTCCCTCAAGTCTGATGCTGTAGTCATCGAGCGTCCAGCGCTCCTTGACGGATCCTCGAATCTTCCCCTTTGAGACCTGCCGCTTCGTCAGGATATGCTGCCCCGTTATGGTGATCATCGGCTCCTGAGGTAGCAGCCACGGCTCCTCACCGTCAAGAGCCAGAGACACGGGGAAGACCATCGGCAGGCCGAGGGCATTCGTCTGCACCTCCTCAAGCTCCTCCTCAGAGAGAGGTATATCTACCTCGGGGAGATCTCCGTCAGGGAGGGATACCCCAGATCGATTGAAGAGGAAGGGTGGAGGTATGGGCAGCCGCCTAATTATAGTGTCAAGCTCGAATGTTGTCATCGGTCAGTGCTTGTTGCTATGGCCAGCGAGCGGTTGACTACGGAGATGATGCTACGCTCCAGCTCGGCGGTATCGGTCTTGTCCATCATGGACACCTGGATGCGCTCGACGAGCTTGCCGATATTCATCGTGATTTGCGTGTTGCGCGTACCACCAGTGGCTATTGCATCGCCTGTCTTTCCACGGCCACCCTTGCCCTTACCTTTGCCCCCCTTCTCGCTTCCAGATCCAAAGATGACGCTTTCACTGCTGCTACTTCCGAGTAGGCCAGGAACGGATATCGACGCAGTCTCTTTTCCCTCATTACGCTTCTTAGCCTCGTCCTTGGCGATCTCTTCTGCGAGGTGCTTGTCGTAGCCAGATCCAACGCCACTGAGGAGGTCCTTAGACGACTGGTAGGCTTGCGTGGCGCTATTGACGCCGACGAAGCCCTTAGCAGCATCGCCTACGGCATTGGCCGCACCAGAGAAGTCCCCTTCGAAGAGCAGCTTGATCGCCTTTCCGACGTTGCCCACAGCATCGAGCAGCTCGTTAATACGATTGGTCACGTACTCTTTGATGATACTGCCGAAGCCCTTAATCGTGTCCCACATCGTGAGGATAAAGGCACGAAACCCCGCGAACTTATTCCAACAGGCAACGACCACCGTGATGAGCACTCCGATTGTGAGGACAATCATCCCTAGTGGGCTCATCGCCTGTACGGCGTTGAGGGCTGCTTGCGCGCCTGCAAGCGCTGTCATAGCCCCCTTGGCAATAAGCGATGCTGCCGCAAGTCCATACTGCGCGATCCGCTGTAGCTTGACAGCGATGGTGAGTGAGACTATGATCCCTGTGATGATAAGGATTGTCGTCTTCCAACGTTCGAAGAATCGCACTGTCCCGACAACAGCATTGATGACTCCGCCAATGACCGCGAAGACCTTAGGCACATACTTCCCTACGATCTCGAAGAGGTCTAAGAGGTAGGGCTTGACCTGCTCGTAGATACTTACCGCTCCACTCTGTATAGCTCCCATCATGGTGTTCCATGCTCCAGCTCCAGATGCCCCTAACGCATCCATCATGCCATGGAATTGCCCGCCTTCACCCGTCGCATGAGCGATTGCCTGTGCTACATTTTTCGCAGTGATCTGACCCTTACTCATCTTCTCCTGGAGGGATTCGAAGCTCTCACCAGTCATCTTAGAGAGCTCCTTAAGCGGGTTGAAACCAGCACCAACGAACTGCATAAGGTCTTGCCCCATGAGCTTGCCTGCTGCATTCACCTGGCCAAAGACAAGCGACAACGTGGAGAACTTTTGGGCATCCCCACCCGAGATATCCGCAAGCTGACGCATATACCCCGTCACCTTGTCTGCTTCAATCCCAAAAGAGAGCATCTGTTTTGCCCCTTCTGTGAGTTGCATTCGGTCAAAAGGCGTTCGGTCAGCGAACTCAGCGATTTCCCCGAGCATCTGATTTGCTCGCTCTCCATTGCCGACAAGCGTCTGAAACGCAATACTCGTCTGCTCTGCCTGCATCCCTATCTTTGAGACTGCCGCCAGCCCTCCGCCGATGAGGGCGTAAGGGTTGGTTAGCAGTGCAAAGCCAGGGATGCTACTAAGCTGGCTACCCAGGTTAGAAAAGCTGAAAGCCTTGCTGATGGACGCTCCGACACGCTTAGCTTTACTCTCGATATTGTCGAGAGCGCTAATAACTCCTCGCGCCGTCGACCAGACATTCTCCTGCCTGGCTTGGAGGTTGATGAAGAATTTTAGCTGCTTATCCATTGCTTTGGGCTTCGAGCTTTCGCAGCTCGTTGAGATAGTTGATTGTGGCTGCCCATTGATTATCGGGCAGCGTATCGGGGTTTAGGTGTAAGTAGTAGCGGATGTAGGTGTCGAAGAAGAGGAAGCTCTCCCAGGAGACCTGTCGTTCTTCGGAGGAGGAGATAGCCTCCGCCTCCCTTAGAGCTTTTTTACCTCGGCCTCCTTCTGCTTGAGGACCTCATCCATCTTGCCAATAGCAGGCAGGAAGTAGTCGTCATCTTCAAGAATCTCCTTGTCTCCGTCCAGCCAGAGTTGCTTGAAGAGCGTTTCCGACAGTTGGATGGGATCCTTGATGCCAGAGACAAAGCTGAACTCCTGGCGGGTAGGCTTACGGATAGCGCAGCTCTTATCCTCTACGACGATGAGGTAGATGGCATCCTTGCCATGCTGCTTCTTCCACGACTCAATTTGTTCGGGTTTGAATTCCATTCTTATACAGATTAAAAAGCGTTCGAAGAACTATGCACTCTGCTTGCGCAGGAAGGTGAAGGGGAGGGCATATTCAGTGAACTTATCCCCCTGCTTCCACTTGTCTTCTTCCTTGCTGAATGTGCAGCCGACAAGCGTGTCGGTGTGGATGACATCGCCCTGCGAGGGGTCGCCATAGCACACCACGATGGTTGTCGAAGCACCGAGGATGCTTCCACCGCAAGCCTTCTGCAGGAGGTAGAATTCACTACCCGTAAGGGTGATTGTCCCAGAGTACTTGATGTTGCCACGCTGAATAGCCATTGGCTGGCTGCCAGCCCCATAGATGGGTTCCTGCTCCTGCTCGGCGGTGTACTCAATGCCACGGAGACCCGTGACACGACGACCGCCGAGGAGCAGGGTAATGGTCATCCACTCGTACTCGCGTCCGTTGTAGATGTTCATTGGAGTAGGATTACTTAGATGTTACAGCTGCGAAGCCAAGCTCTACGTCGATGTAGCGAGCATAGCCGAATGGGCGTACCGATAGCTTTGCTCGCACCTCCGACGTCGCAAGGACATTGGTAGGCAGGATCTCAAAGCGACAAGCGCTACCCGTAGAATCATCGGCAGAGAGTTCCCCCTTGGCAGTCATAGCTCGGTCGATAGCCGACGTAATTTCCTGCTCCCAGCTACGCACGGTTGCAGGGTGCAGCGTGCCATCAGCTTCAAGCTCAAGCTCGTAAAGAAGGAAGGAGAGGAGGCTATCGTAGGCGATGCGGTAGGCCTTGTCGATCGTTCGGCGTGCAGTGACATGAGCATAGTCGTCAGACTCGCTCGTCGCCAGAC